GAAGTAGAGACTGGTGCTAATGGTACTCAGTCTTATATAATAAAAGAAGGTGTTAACAAAGGTAAGAAAGCAACTAAATAATATGGACTCTAGTTATGAATTATTATTTCACAGGTTTATTAATTATCGCTTTTGTATTGTTAGCATTTTTTGGAGGACCTAATTTATGAAAAGAAAAATAAATTTATTCTTTCACAAGTTATCATTAGCTTGGTTGTCTTGTATGTTATTTATGGTACAAGGAAACTTACCTGCATTGACAACAAAACACGCTTTGATAGCTACAAAAACTGGTGTAATAACTGGTTTTTTAGTTGTATTAATGTCTTTTGTACCTTGGAAGTTTGAATATAAATTACCTATACTTATGTTTGTAGGTTGTTTTATTGCAGATATGTTATCTCATCTATCACACTTTGGTGAAGCATGGACTGAAGCTGCGTGTACTGCATTATTAGCTGCAACATTTTCTTATGTAATAAGTTTATCTCCAGCAGGTAAAAAACTAGAAGAATATATAGGAGGAAAATGAAGATAAGTGAAAACACAGCAGTTGCAATGCCTATAAAAAATATGATTGGAATTGTAGTAGCTGTAGCTATGGGTGTGTTTGCTTATACAGAAGTAACAGCAAGACTTACCAGTTTAGAAACATCAAGAGAATTATTTCAAGCAGACTTACTAAAAAAGTCAGAGCAGAAACCTACAGACCAAGAACAATTTATGTTGATAGAATCGTTGTTTGAAGATGTAGAAAAATTAATTGAGAATCAAGAACAGAATATGACTAACAAAGTTAATATAGAATTTCTTAAATCTCAATTAGAAAAATCTTTAAATGATGTAGAAGAACTAAAAGATAAGGTAAGAGCAAATGGAAACAGTCATTAGTACAGTAGTAGCATTATGTATGTTTATAGCAGGGGAGTTAACTGAACATAGAATACAACCTGCTATGAGTGATTGTTTAAAAGGAAAACGAGTAGCTGAAAGAACAGCTAATGATAATATAGAATATAAATGTGGAAAGGTAAAAGTTGAACTAGAATCTAATATAGATGGTAGTAAAACAATTAAAAAAATAATAGGAGAATAGAGGTGAAGAAAAATTGTAGTAAATGTAAAAAAGAATATGAAGCTAAAGAAGAATTAGATATGTTTTGTAGCCAACAATGTAAGGAAGAAGCTTTAGCTGATTTAGATAGTGATAGTGATGAGTGTTTATCTTGTCAATAAAGTAATAAAATTATGACAGCAGCAAAAATATATATACTAACAATAATGTTATGTTCAGTTGGACAACCTCAATGTGTGTTACCACAAGTAATTAGTGAACATGAAACTCATTATGATTGTGTTAAAAATGGAATGGGTGATGGTTATGAAATTTTATTTGGAAGTGATTTAACTAAACAACAAATAAATGATGCAAAGTTATATGTAAGATTTAGTTGTGTACCTAAAGATATTGTTGAATCCTAAGTATGAAAAACATCTGAAGCAATTTTCTCTAGGTCTTCAGTAAGCATATCAAACTTTGCATTACATTCTTTTAGTAATGCTTTAATAACTCCAGCATTTTCTTTTTTAAAATGAAGATGTACTTTATCTAAAGGATACTTAGATAACTCAGTAATAAATTGTCCTTGATTATTTATAATTAATTTGAAACCCATAAGGTGGGCTTCTTTTCTTTTAACTCTTTTCTTTTGTTTAAGTTTTCGATTGGTTTTCATGTTTCTCTTTCAGTAAGTCAACAAGAAAATCATCATCATTTTTCTCGCCTTTAAGTTTGGTCATAGGAGTATTACCTTCTTTATAGGTTTCAATTGTTTTTATTCTTACTGGGTTAGTCATGAATATAGGAAATTTAGGATTGTCTAAAGACTTCACCATAAAGAAACCATCTTCAGCAACACCAAATGTTTCTACTCTTTTGATGTCTATATCATCTGAACCAATTAAACAAACTCTTAAATTATAAACTTCTTTTTTTTCAGGTGGCTTAATAGTTTTACCATTTAAACCCACGATATTATTTGTCATTAATAATTTCTTTATTATGTATATCTTCTATAACAACAGGTGCTACTTCTCCTTGTTGTCCATCATCATCAGCTAAACTATCTACACTTTCAGTATACATTTCATTTAACTTATCATTGTTTCTTGTTATCTTTAATTTAAGATGGTCTTTCAATGCATCAATTTTAACATGAAGTATTTTATCTAAGTGTCTATTAATACCATACATTGGTAAATCATTTAGTGCTGAGATAATTCTTCGAAAACCTCTTGCTCTTTTTTCTAATTGTGTTATCTGTGATTCATTAGTCATAGTCTCTCTCCAATATCATTTCTAAATAGTGAATAGCTTTTTCTATATCTTTTTGTTTTCCTTTTAGCTTATGTCTACAAATATATTTAATAGCATTACCTTCAGCAAATAATAATTGATTCTCATTTATAAACTGAGCAGGTTGTATCTTCATACCTTTGTAGTGGTCTCCATCAATTTGCTTATCTAAGCTATCATAAGCAACTCCTTTAAACATTTCTTTACTTGGCATTATAATATAGTATCCTGTCTTCTTAATTGTTTTTCTGTTGGTTGTAACATATCATTTAAATCATCTATTGTCAACTCTGAATTTCTTTTTAGTTTCTTTACTATCCATTTGTAAGACCAAGGTTGTAATCTAATTTGTTCTTGTCTATCATAGTAATGAGTTTGATTAGGTATGAAATCAAATACATTTTTATAATTAATCTTACTAGCTTCTTCTTTAGATAACAAAGACTGTAGCCATTCAACAAGTATAAGCTTTGCTTTTCTTCTTATAGGTTTCATTTTTTTACTATTCATTTTCTTTCTTTCCATGACAAACTTCATATGATGCATTACAATTTTTACAACTATAATTACTTACAAATAAATATTCATCATTATCATATACATCTTCAGCATCAAAGTCATTACCCCAAAGAACATCACCATTACAAATAAAACATTTCATTATTTTAATTCCTTAAAATTAGTATCTCTATCAAAATATTTATACTCTACTATGATAGGTTCAAATGTCTCTAAACATTCTAATACATCTGTCTTCTTAAATTCTTTACAAGAGTAAACATCTAACTGTATTAATGCAGGTTGTTGTTCATCCCATGTATGAATACCAATGTGTGAAGTATCTATAATAGCAACACCACTTAATCCTTTGTTACCCTTCTTAGTAACTCTAGATGAATAAGGTCCTGCTAATATATTCATATCTATTTTATTAATTAAGTTTTTCATCCAAGCAACTGTATCTTCTTCAGTTTGTAAAGGTTTCTTTACCTCTGCCCTAATTAACAGGTGCTTGTGTATCAGTTCTTTTTCCATAGTTTTTTAATTGTTCCTTATATTGATTTGTAATTTCATCTACATTAGGTTCTTTAACAACCTCAGCTAACATAACATTCTTATTAGAATATTTAAATACTCTTAAACCTTTACCACCATTAGCATCGGTGTGACATTCCCATTTATGAGGACAAAACATACAACCAGTAGCTAAAGTTTTGTTACCATTCTTTTCTGTTTTATATTCATAACATTTTTCTGGAGGAGTGTCTTGTTCTAAAGCAGTATTTAAATTTTTAATTAAAGATTTAACATTTGGTTTAGCCATATCATCTGGTTTGTAAAAACAAATATCACCAGAAGATTTATCAACAACAAGAAAGCCACCTGCTTTTGTATTACATCCTTCTTCATATGCTGCTAATTGTGCATGATAACCGAAAGGGTCATCACCTACTATCTCACCTGACTGAAACTTTTTAAAACTAAATGGTGAAGCTGATTTAACATCACATACTTCACCATCAATTATACTGTCTATATGTCCTGATACTCCTGACACTTCTACTTTTCTTTGTTGGTCTTTTATATTATGTCCTGCTAACTCTGCTAAATATAAAACTAAATGTTCAATGATATGACCATATAAAAATTTTAAATTTAATCCTGAGTCTTCATCTTTTCTATCTTTAGGACTATGTTTATCATACCATAGTTGTCTTGCAGGTTTACCAATAGAAGACATCCTAAGTTTACCTTCATACTTTTCTGCTT